GACAGTGGAACTAGTAATATCTAAATTTCCAACGGCACCGTTTATTTGATCAAAATTAATCGCTGAATAAGAAGTTAATACTTCAATGTTTTCATTGGGGTCAGATTTACCTATATAAAGCTGTTTAGAATCTGTTGCCCAACCAAATTCTGCTTCATCTAACTGAGGTAAATCAACGATATTACCTGATCGTTGTTGTATCTTGCTGATCTGTATTATAGCCATAAATGTAATCTTCTCAATTACATTTATTTATCAAAAATATCAGATGAATTGCATGTAGTACTGCTCCACTCGGTTAAACCATTTGTCTGTATAAGTATCAAAATCAGCACCCTCAAGAATAAATTCTTGATATTCATTAGCTGCTGAACACATAAAAATAACGCCTTTGCGTATTTTTGTGCCATATACTTCATTATGTGCATTAGCATATGCTGCTAATTGTACAAAGTAATCTTCAATCCATTCACGCTTTTTAGGCTTATTAGTTTGTTTATGGTCCATGATAGCTTCGCTGCCTTCATGTAAACCCACTAAATCTGTTGTGCCAGCATAAATTTTAGGAAAATATAATGATACTTCTGTTCCCCAAAATTCATTACACTTACTTAGGCCCTGATCAATAATTGACCTAGCCATCAGATGACTTTGAATGCTATATGGATTACTTCCAGGTTCACCCATGATACCTGTTTTGATATAATCTTCAAGCCATTTGTGCATCCTTGTACCACGACCAGCCGCTTCAGTAGTAATCTCCTGTGCTTTAGCATGTCCTACACGTCTACGCCAATTAGCTAGTGCTTGTTTACTTTCTTCTGATTTTGTTGCATCTAATATAGTAGTAACACTAGGAAGTTTTTCTCCATCAGGTGTTGCATATTTTCTACTACCATCAACTGTGGCTCTTTCAAGGGCTTTATATTTAAATTTTTCTATTATCATATTCTAAAACTTTCGCCGCATCCGCAACGATCTTTTTCCTGAGGGTTAATAAATTCAAAACCTTCATTTAGTCCTTGCTTTCCATAATCTACAAGTAAGCCTTTTAAATAAACTATATCCTTAGGGCTTACCCAAATCATTACGCCGTGAGATTCATATACAGCATAGGTAGCATCAGGTTGATCTATGAATTCTAATGTATAGGCTAACCCACTACATCCAGTAGTTTTCACGCCTACTTTAATTCCTAGACCTTTTCCTCTTTTTTCTAAAAAATATTTTATTTTATCGGCTGCGAACGGAGTAGCACTTATCATTTTTGCATATTGGCGGCAGCTTGATTTGCCATTTGTTTAACAATTTGATTGTTTTGGTCTTGATCAGGAGCTTCAGGAGTACCCATTCCCTTAAATATTACTTTATCAGATTGGATATTACTAATTATCTTATTGAGTGGTGGTTTTTTAATCATATTGAATAGATCAGTTTTATCCAGTATTATATCATACTTTTGAAGATATTGCAATAGTTCTTCGGTAGTCATGTCGGGATCAGCTTCACCGTTTTGTAAATCGGTGTGTAACTGATCCGAAACTGCAATTAATTTTACGACTAATGGATCAAGGCCATCCAATTCAAAGAGGCGCATATTTACCTCTTTGCTCGACCGACCCCACCTAGAGCTTGTGGCTCAGGAGCTTCAATTTCTTCTCCTGCATCGGCACCTAAATCAGCACCAATATCTGCTCCCATTTCTGCGCCTACATCAGCACCAATATCCGCGCCCATTTCTGCATCATCAGTTGATGGTTCATTAAATGCCATACCTGCATCTTGACCAGTTAAACCATTAACTGCGGATTTTAATCCTGCCATAGTTTCTTTTAATGTAGAACTTAATGCGTCTAACTGTTGAGATACTTGGTCATTGAACGATTGACTTTCATTAACACCAATCTCACTTTCAATACTTGAAACTAATGCAGGCAATTCCTTAACTTGCATTTGTCCCACATTTTCAAGCATTTTTTGAACTGTGTCTACTAGATCCTGTGCGGCTAAGTAAACCTGTGATTCTTCTATTTTCTCATTCTCTACTACAATGCGTGGAGCAGGTCTTGATGCTAAATGATTATGATGTGCAACTAAAGCCTGCTCCATAAATACTAGTTTCATGTAAGATGGATTAGATTGGTCTTTGTAAAAATCAGGTTCTTGTTTAGCCTCATTAGCCAATGAGCGTACCTTCTTAAGCATTGCTTTAGTCTCATTTAATGACATTTTGTTAAGGTTAAATGCCATTTTATAATTTTCTTTCAATGCTTGGGCAGCATGAACTTTGTTGTTTAAGTCGTTTAATCTCATAGTTTTGGTTCCAAACTTTATATAGTATTTATCATATTGGCTATTTATTTTGTTCTTTCCGCAAATTGCCGTATTTGCCAAATTTTAGAATCATTAACATATCTATCAAATTCTTTCATCATGTGTTTTCTTTTTTCTTGCTCTTCTGTTAATTTAGCCAAATAAATTATTTTTGAATTCAAATCCTTAGTCTTTTTTATTAGTTTCTTATGCATTTCAATTGATACATCTATACCGATCATCATACGGTCTAAATGAGCGATTCTGTCAGCCGTTTGAATTTTGTTCCTTTTTTCAAATATACACCAAGTCATAGCATGTTTAGCTGAAGAAAATAATAAAGAATTATCATTAGTATTACTATTAACTATACAACCATTTTGATGATTAAACAATGTATATGTGTTAAAGACCTGATATGATCCATCATCATTTCTAAAAATAGAAATCCCACCTGATCCGTGTAAAAATTCTTTAAAAAAGAAATCGTTTAATTTGGCTATAGCCTTTTTATCATCCATGATGTACTGTAAAATATATGTTTCTTAATTCAGGAGAAGAATCTAAGAAAGATGGAAGTTTGCTCCATTCAGTTCCACATAGTACCATAGGAACACCATCACAATCTCCGTATAATGCGCCCAATTCTGTTACCCCATCATCAAACACACTGGGATGCTGTACATCAAAGTCAAATGTCCAACATGGATATAATTCGTTTTCCATTTGTTCAAATAAAAACCCAAAATTCTCAAAATTATCAAATCTAATTTCTACTTTAGAAGGTTTGTTAATTATTTCAGGCTGTGACCTTAGTGATATGACTTGTAATACTGTATCAAAATTGCACTGAGTATTTCTTTTTATAACCCACTCATTCAAATCTTGACCCTCATTGGGTCTAGATCGGTTTAATACTCCAGTATGTGTAATATCAAACATCGTGTAACAAGAAATTCTATAACTCATACACATATTTATAATGGTAAAAAACCCGAGAATAAATCTCGGGTTTTTGTTACATTGAAACTAAAATTAGTTTGTAAATGTAGCTGATGCACCACCAGTTGTTGTATTAGCAACTGAAGCATTTGTCAATGCTGTGTTAACAGCAGCAACGATGTTAGCATTAGCACCTAATGAATTGTCTACTGCCCATGCACCTGTTGGATACACTGCGAAAGCCAATGTGTTTGTGCTTGCATCGTTGTACTCATAGATATAAACAGTAGCTAATTGCTGAACTGTTTGTATAATGAGGTTAACTTGAGTTGTGCTGAATGTTGTGCCACTAGCCGCTGAAATTGTGAAATAGTCTAGCTTTGGGCCTTGTGGCTGAACTGATACGTTAGCTGTTACTGCATTGACTGCACCAACTGTGTAAGCTGGTGTGTCAAAGTTCATTACTGGTTGATAGTCACCATGTGTGCGGGTAAATTGTGCCATTTTGAAATTCCTTATATTTGTTGAGACCTACTGTCCCATACAATTATTTATGCCAGTTACAAAAAATATCGGTTTTGACTATGCTCTTCCAGCCAAATTCTGTCTGCTAAAGCCCATTCTATCTACAAACTTAAGCCCATTAGAAACGAATCCTTCTTGGGTTTGTGTACCATCTTGTAGATATCCTTTTACAGGACTGGCTTCAGCGGCTTTGTTTAGTTGCTGAACTACATTCATCTTAAGATTGTATATGTCTATCCATATAGTAAATGCACCAATCAAGCCTTCTTCATTGGCTTGTAGATGTTCATCTATCTTAGCTCTCATCTTATCAGTCATTGGTCTAGATTTAACAAATTCCATAAATCCTTCTAGCAAATTATTTAAATCTCCTTGAACGATTCGTTTATTGACATAAACTGTAAACAATTGGTTAAATGTATTTCTAGCCTGAGGGGCAGTATTCATTAACTGTTGAACTGCTTGACCATATTTTGCTATATCTTGTTTGGCTTTTGCTAATAACTTTTGATCCAACTTTAAGTTAGGAGTGATTGGCATTTTACTAGGAATAATAGCAACATTACTGTTGTTCTTAAGTTGCCCTATTGTTCCGTCCAATGGCACAGCAGAATCAGTATTAGGTGCTTCAGGTTCTATGTACTGATGAACAGCAATGCCGGCAGTTTTGCCTGCCATTAACTTACCAGTTTCGCTATTAACATCTACAGTATATGTTATACCATTAGGGTTAGCTTTAAATTTATACAAGCCATTGTCATCTGTTAACGGTTGACTGAATAGTAAATCTCCCCAATAATATCCTTGGGTACCTGCGCTTGCCTTTTCTAAACCAGGCCATATTTCAGCTATTAGTTTATGCAATTCAGAACGGTCTACCTCACGGGCTAAATCATATTCTCTGAATTGTTGAGGACTATAAACTTGTCTGCCTGTACCGTCTTTTTTATTAAACATGTGCTTGTCCATGATGCTAAATCTACCTTTAGAATCACGGCCAAATATAAGAGCAGGGTATCCATCCCACTTAATAGTAACAGTTTTTGGATTTGAAACTGTTTTTACAATTGCATCTACTGCTCTTTGAGCACCCTGAACATCTCCCAAAAATATCAAATCTTCAGGATGATCTAAGTGACCTTTATCTTCAGTCAATGGCGGTATAGCTAAAACCTCTAGCTTATTTCTAAGAGAAGCCAAAGACTCAGAAAGATTCATTTTTGTCCCCAGTATTTTACCGGTTTCTTTTTATTTTCTGTTACTTTTGACGCCCATGAATCACTTGGGGCATTATTAGCCGGTGCTGCTGGTTTTGCTGCTGCAGGACTACTAGCGGGTTGCTGAGTAGGTTGACTTGGTGCAGCTTTTTGCTCTGTATCCTGTGCATATGACACAGCGTACAAATCATTTGCTAATTTGGTAAGTGCTGCTTTGCCTTTGTCTTTACTATATGTATCCTCTACATTTTTAATTAAACTTGTAATGTGCTTAACTGAATTAGCATCACCGAGGCTAGTGCCAGTCATATATTGTTTGACCCATTTTGTCAAAAATTGAGATATGGTTTCTACCCCAGTTGGTGTGGGTGCTGCTGTAGGTGTGGGTGCTGCTGTAGGTGTGGGTGCTGCTGTAGGTGTGGGTGCTGCTATTGGATCAGCCTCACCTATAATGCTTTCAAAAATTGCATTTAATTTATCATAGGTTGAACTTTCGCTAAACCCTGCTCGGCGCATTTGTGCAATCTGTGCGGGTGTTCTTTTGTCTGCTGCAAAAGTCTTTTTGTTTGGTGGAGGCATGTTAGCCACCCGTTTATCTCTAGCTATATTGTTCTGCATAGACTTTACTTGCATGGCATGTATTGGAGTATTACCAATGGTAGGTCTACTTGGAGGAGCTGTTGTAGGTGCAATAGAAGGTTTAGATGCTGCTGGTGCAGTAGGTGTAGCAGGCTGTGCTTCCGGTGCAGCTGGCTGTGTAGCAGGTTGTGCAGGTGTTACATTTGTTGTAATTCTACCACTAGCAATACCTGAATTTAATGTAGCACTTGCACGACCTAAAAAGTTTTGAAGAAACTTTTCTTTAGCCATTTTATCCTGAATAGACATTGCACCTTCAGGTTTGCCGGTTATTCTATTTCCCAACTGTTTAGCCGCAGCCGCACCGTAATCACCAATCCAATTACTTAATGCTTCTTCTAAACTGCGAACCTCATCATCAATTCTACGGCGTGTCATGGTTTTTCCTTATGCTTTTAGCAAATCTATTTTGATCCTTGCCTTTTATCGCACTTAGAAGTTTACGCTCTAACACCTCTGAGGTATCTTTATCATAGTGCTTATTAATTAATTCAATTAAATTAATTGCACTAGTGATAATATTATGGGCTCTATTTTCTATAACATGGGTCATGTCACGGGTACTACCAATAGATTCTAACTCTTCTAAAAGGCTACGGGTTTTCTTTTGCATATATAATATCCTAATAGTATTTATGCTGTTTATATAATTATTTCTTTAACCCGTTAAGAATACCCTTTAACCTAGATTCAGCAGTAGTTGCAATAACTCTTTTACTTTCAGGCTCAATAGTAGCATGTACAATGTCATTTACAGTAGATTGAGTTTTAATTTTATTAATAATATCATTAGGACTAGGAGCAGGTGGTCTATATGTACTAGCCTCAGGATCAGGATCAGTAATTCGCAAAGTTTCAATGTTAAACTCTAATTCAATCTTTTGACCCACCCCACTACTACTTCTAGTTTTCATTAATTGCAACTGATACTGTCCACGCTCACGCATACTACGGCTTGTAAAGATACCAAACACATTATCTGCTGTATTAATTTTACTAATACCACCGCTGATATGACTATGATCAAATTCAATTTCTTCAACCGCACTACGGTTCAACTGACTTGCTGTTACAAATAATACATTTAATTCTTTTGCTAAGTTACGCAATTCTTCTGAGACATACTTATCCTTAACAAACAAATCTGAAGGACTGACCTTTGCACTAACAGGCATAAGCAAATCCAAATAATCTACACACAAGAAATCTAATTTTGTACCTGTTTTTATTTGAAATTCTTTACAAAACGCCCGCAAATCATTTACTGTACTTTGTGCTGGCATATATTTAATTTGAAACTTTCCTGCTTTTTTAGCAAGCATCTTGATTTTCATTTCAACATTATCAATATCTTTAAAGATATCACGGCTGCTAGTATCAGTCATCATACTATCAATACGCATACTACACAGCCCTTCACTAAGTTCTAGTGTAACATAAATACCATTTAATCCTGCTTGTACCCAATTGACTGACAGGTTTTGCATAAACAAACTTTTACCTGATCCTGATCCTCCTGCAAAAATTTGCAATTCGCCCCGATTGAATCCACCATAAAGTTTCTGATCCATACAGGGCCATCCTGTACTATTTTGTCCGTTATTGCTTTTAAGTTGCGAAAGCCTAGCCCTAGGATCAGCAAAATAATCCGTACCCATATCTTTTTGCAAACTGATTTGTACAGCATCTTTGATTAATTTTTCAACAGGATCATAATCACCCTTTTCTAATAGATCGGCTGATTTTAAAATTGCTCTTTCTAATTCTTGGCGTCTTGTGAATTTTTCAAATTCATCTAAAAACCAATTGTAATGACCATCATCTAATTCAGTAAGAATCTCTACATCTACACCTGTTACTGCTTTAATTTGAGCAGGATCCGGCATTATATTATATTTTTTACTATGTTCAACTAAAAAGTCTGCTACTGGTTTTAATTTACGGTCAAAGTTTTGTGAGTTCATGATATTCATGACCCTTGTATACAATTCTGCGTTTGTGACCATCATACGCAAAAAGAATAATTGCATATCACTATTATATTCGTTGCTCAAGTTTTCTCCTTTGAATTTCTATTTTGACTTTACTGGTAGTTGCACACTGTAAAATACTTAACAATGTAGGTAACTTACCGTATCTTACTACGGCATCATTAACATCTTTTACATCAGATTCCCAATTTGGAATACTGACTTTATACCCTAATTCCAAAGCTCGGTTACACAATTTAAGACCAGTTATATCTCTATCTGGAACTAGAATAACAGGCCTGTTTAATGTACTTATTAACTTAGCTTGGTCTGAACTTATATCATTGTGCATAAGAGCAAGACCATCAATAGATAACGCATCAAATATACCTTCAGTAAGTATACATACGGACCAATTTGGACTTTGTTTATCTATATTAAAAACATATCCAGGTTGTTGTACATTAAAATATTTAGGCGATTTGTTATCTAAAAAGCGACTAGTATTACCTACAATCTTAGATTTGTAAAAATATGGTATAATTATTCTATGTTCTTTTCTACTATCAACTCTCCCAGTACCTATAGGAGTTACTTTAAAAGGATAACTATCATAGTGTATTCCCCTTTTTTCTAAATATTCTATATATCTGAAGTGTTTTGGATTACTAATATTAAGGCTTTCACAATCATCAGGCAATGCTCTATAACTAAATGTGATAATCTCATTATTTTTTGGCTTAATAAAATCTAATATATCTTTTTTCTGTAGACTTTCTAAGCTCCAACGCTGTATTTGAGTTTCCTCTATCCCGCACCATTGTAAGAAATTTCTTGTGTTTTGTGTAATGCTTTTACCTAGAGTGAATCCACACTTGAACCCACAATTAAAACAATGCATACTCCAGTTTGGTCCATCGATCCTTAGACCAGCACGACCTCTTTTATCTGCTTTATGCCCACGGTGATGACAACACACAGCATTGAATCCATGCCAACCACTTTGTGTTAGTTTTTTCTTACCCGGAACTATAGTTAATATTTCAAACATATTATGATTATAGCATAATATGAAGTAAAATACAAGAGCAGGTTTACCTTGCCAATATGTTAGTTACTGCGCCAGTGTTGCTGACGAATTGCATACGGATATATGGATGGAATCCACGAACGGTATACCCAAAAGTGTCAGTTACATTACTATAAGTTGAAGTAGTTATAGGATACCAATCAGCATCTACAATAGTAGAACCTTCAATGGTAACATCACCGTTGAATTGATAGTAGTGAGCTTGAATAGTAAGTATTGGGTTAGCGTCTGTATTGATTACGCTACTATAGTATGTATTAGCATTTGGTAATGCATTTTGTACGCTGTTGTTAGAATCAATATTAGGGAAAGGTTGTCCTGTAGGAATAGTGATATTTGCACTTGGTACAAAGGATGGTAACACGCTGTTAACAATATTCATATCACCACGAGCACCTGCATTTTGATCAACGAACACAGGGAAATTGAAAGAACCAACTGGTATTTCTAATGAATAATGAGCTTGTTGTGCAGGAATTTCTTCCACTTCTGCTGCATTTAATATTAATGCTGCAATACCAGTAGCCGGTAGTTGAAGTGTTAATGCCTTTCTAAGTAATACTTCAGTGCCATTATAATTAATAATTCTACAGGAAATTTCTTTACCTGTAATATCTACCGGCTTTTGCTCCTGATTTAAGAATTGAAATTGTATTTGATTATCAACTCCCTTATTTAAAGTTAATGGCTTAGAATATACAGGCATATATCTCCTCGGTGAAGTGCCGGTTAAAAGTACAACAATTTGACGCTGAGTATAAAGAAATACAGCAGTTGAGTACACAATTTAGCTCCCTTTGTGTATTTAGTCCCAAAATATTAAATTATTATATAATTGGTTGCCCGATTAAATAGAATGTATTGTAAAAATAATAATGATTCAAAATGAATTTTTTAAAAAACTCAGCGAAACACACCCGTTTATAACGGTATGTTCCTATGCCAATCAGGATTATGTAGGAATAGTTCAGAATAAAGATGATAGCATTACTACTATATATGATTATGGATCAATAATAGATAGTAATTATAGAACTAGATTTTTAGAGTTAGGGGATACATGGTGGTGGGAATCAAATAGATTGATTCCCATTAATTTATTCTTAAAGGA